ATAAAAAATAATAATTGCTAGATAACAATATACTTTAATTTTTTTTATATTTTTTTATATTTCTTAATTTGCCGGATGGCGACTTATATTCAATCCGGCGAAAAGTTATGCAAGCTGGCACACATTACCACATTAAGTTTATAAGTATATATTTGTTAGTTGTTATTTGTTATTTGTTATTTGTTAATTGTTATTTGTTATTTAATATTTAATTGCTATTTATTAGATATTTTATGTAATTTAAAAATATCTAATAAATAGCAATTAAATATTAAATATTCAATTTCCAGACTAAAAATTAAAATTAAAAAAAAACATAATGTCAGGAGGACTTTTACATTTATTTGCTATTGAAGAGAGATCGCCATTAGTGGAAATGGCTACATCTAATTTTGGTTCTGTATATGCAAATGATTCGATTGTTCTTAATCTAGATAGTATGGTTAATAATTTATCTAGACCAGCCGATTTGATGTTGCCAGAATATATATTGGTGGATATGAATAATCAACCCATTGGACATAGTGCTGAATATATTATGCAAAATTATAGATTAGTATTTACTATGGGAGGGCAAGATAAATATATACCATTGCAAATTTTAGATTATTTAGAAAAAGCATCAATTACACCAAGAAATAAATTAAAAATACCTGTTAATTTTAATTATTTTATAAATAATAATGATGGATTTCCAATGATAGCATTGGAATTTCATTTGATTAGTGTAAATATAGAACATATGAGGACAGGTGGAAGATTAAATAATGCTAGTATAATTTGCAAAGGGAAATATTTAAGTACTACAGAAAGAAGATATTATGGAAGAAATTTAATTGAATATAAAAGTCGCGAAATTAATACTTTACATCTAGAATCAACTACACCAGAAAAAATATTTAATATCTATGGAGGTGGTCTCATTGGTGGTTTTGTTTTACGGATTAATAACACTATCGAAAATACTATAGAAAATACTATAGAAAATACTATTGAAAATACTATAGAAAATATTACTGGAATTGAATTTTTAATTAACGGTCATACTAGACACAATTTTAATGGAGACTTAATAGATACACAATGCCAGAGACTTTCCCCAAATGCTGTATATATACCAATGAATTTAGATAGTAATTTAAGAAGTGAAATAAATTCCAATGCATTAAATTTATCTAGAATTGATAATTTTCAAATTAAAATTACAACTAATTTAAATAGCGGGTTTAATATTACTGCATATGCAATACAACCAAATTTATATAAGATAATATCTGGAATGATAGGCTCAAGATTTAACTATAATTTATCAATAACCGCTCCCGAGCCAGTAGACCGAATAGGTGCTGTTGGAAGAGTGCCTGCAGTAGCAAGACCAATACCAATACCACATTCCCACCAACAACCAACAGTAGTTCAATGGGTTGTTGCCAAAATAGATTTTGTAATACCAATTGATATTAATTGTCCAATTATGTATGAACCTATAGATATATCGCAAGGTGTATGCAAATGTAATAGATGTAATAATATATTTGGATATAATGCATTTAAAATATGGGTTACTGAGCAGTCAAGAAGTTGCCCTATTTGTCGTAATACAAATATTGAAAATAAATATTACACAATCTCTGGGGAACCAAATGTAGTTGTATCTGTACCTACACCTGCAATTATTACTGCTAATGCAAATCATAATAGCAGAAATAGTAATTTTTAACCTTTTATTTTACAAAATAATGGTTATGTAGACCAAAATAGTAATATTCACACTAGAACCGAACCAGTAATAATTCCAAACACTCAAAATAGAAATAATCGCATAAGAACACATAATAATCGTATAAGAACACATAATAATTGCAATATTTTATGAAAGCCAAAGAACACTGCAAAATATAATGGAAAATAAGCTAAAAATAAAACAATTAAATAAAACACAACTAAATAAAATAAAAATAGATTAAATAGATTAATAATTATCAATAATTTATTTTTCACCATCATAGGTAATATCACCAGAATAGTTCATTATAAAACCACATTTATAACATACAAATATATGATATTTTTTATCTAATACATTACTATTTAATACAAGTGCACGCAACCTTGAATTATGTAATGCTTGATGATGTCTAAATACCTCATTTTTACATTGTAAGCAAATTAATTTAGGGGTGACATTACCTGATTTGCCATATTTGATATTTGTATATTTTTTTGGTGTTATGGAAAACAACCCCGCCCCTAATTGTTTTTTTGTATTAGTTTTTTTTGTTTTGCTAGAACTATATTTACTTACTTTTTTTGAATGTTTAATCATTTTATTATACTATTTACTAATATTTACTAATATTTACTAATATTTACTAATATTTACTAATATAAAAAAATTTTATTTTTTATTTTCTGTTTTTGTTTTTAATGTTCTAATGTGTTCAAAATTAATTTAAAAAATGTTTAAATATATTAATCAATAAAATAATCAATCAGTATTAATCAATCAACAGTGTAATAATTTACAATGGCAAAGTCTAGTATTTATAATGATATTTTTGAAACCAAAACAATTGTAGTAAAAGATTTTATTTCCCATAGTGAAAAACCATATTCTCTTAATTTTTCTAAAACACTTAGCAATTCACAATTATTTGATAATATTACATTACATATTGAAAATTTGATTAAAACAAAGAATTTAGAGTTTGATAGAATTTGTGCCACCAGTATTAATGCTTTACCTTATGCTACTAATGTTGCAACTAGTTTTGAAAAACCTATTTGTTATATTCAAAATGCAGATAATGATACTACTGAAAAACAAAATATTAAGAATATAAAGATTGAAGGTGGTATGGAAATTGATGATAAGATATTACTAATTGAATCAGTTTGTAATAATGATTTTTATCTAGAGAACATTATTACAAAGATACGCAAATATGGAGGGCAAATTGTAAGTATTATTATAATATTAAATATTTGTGAGGGCGAATATGTTAATTTATTAGCAGAAAAAGAAAATGTAATTCCTGTATTAAATCTTTTTGATATATTTACATATCTAGAGAATAATAATTTAATTGAAATGTTCTATTCTGAAAAAATTAAATTTTATTGCGAAAAAGAAACAAAATTAAATATTAAGAAATTATTAAGTTTCAAACAACAAGAAGTAAAATATAGCACCAATTAGAAATTCTTAATTAGGAATAATGAGTTTGCATTCCTCTTTCTGCTCTTTCCCCCATAGACATCCAACTTGCAGAAATTAGTATAGGAGCATTTCGTGGATCATTTTTGTAACTTTCTATCTCATTTTTTTTTATATTTTCACATAATAAGTCAAAATTTACAAACATTTTATTATATTCATTTTCATTTTGCCTTTTTTTTGCTGATGAAATTCTAGAACCCATCTTAATGCAATAATTATTTAATAATATTTTTATGTTTATAATTACAATAATTCAATTTTAGTCGAAATTATTTAATTTTTACTATATTTCCACTATATTTCTACTATATTTCTACTATATTTCTACTATATTTCTACTATATTTCTACTATATTTCCAATTTGAATGTATTCTAGAAGAACATATGTCAATTATAATTTGATTGAAAAAAATAAATAATAAAATAGGTTAAAAATAGATTAATAAAATAAAAAGATAATAAAATAAAACATTATACAATAATAAAATAATAATTTAAAAAAATTGAAATAAATACGATAATAAAATAATAAATATAATGAATATAAATAATTCAAACCAAGAAAAAGTATTATCAGATATTGACAAGAGTAATAATACTGAAATGGGTGAATCTATGTATGTCGTAAAACGTACTGGTGAAAGGGAAGAGGTATCTTTTGATAAATGTGTTAAAAGAATTCAAAAACTTTCAAAGGACTTAAAAATTAATCCAATGGAAGTAGCAAAACTTATAATAACCCAGATATATGATGGGGTAGAAACATATAAATTAGATGAACTAGCAGCTGAAATTTGTGCTGCAAAGACAACTATTCATCCCGATTATGGACGTCTTGCATCAAGAATTATTATTAGTAATCATCATAAAAATACTAGTCCTAGTTATAGTGAGATAGTTCAACAATTATGGGATAATAAAGATATATTAGGAGTTAATACACCATTAATTAATGATAAACTATATAAAATGGTTATGGATAATAAGGAAAAAATTAATAGTAGTATTGATTATGAAAAAGATTTTGGATATGATTATTTTGGATTCAAAACTCTGGAGCGTGCATATTTAATGCGGGTTAATGGTAAGATTGTTGAACGCCCTCAACATATGTTAATGAGGGTATCCCTTAGCATTCATAAAGATGATTTAAAAGAAGCATTAAAATCTTATAAACTAATGTCTGAAGGTTATTTTACTCACGCCACACCTACATTATTTAATATGGGTAGCCGTCGTGAACAAGCATCTAGTTGTTTTCTACTTACTATTGATGATGATAGTGTTGACGGCATTTATAAAACATTAAAAGATTGTGCTAAAATTAGTCAGCATGCTGGGGGGATTGGTATTGCAATTCATAAAATTCGTGCAAAGAATAGTTATATACGCGGCAATAATGGTACTGGTAGTGGTATTGTACCAATGTTAAAGGTATTTAATGAAACAGCACGCTATATTAATCAAGGCGGCAAACGTTCTGGTTCATTTGCAGTATATATTGAACCTTTTCACGCTGATATTGAAGATTTCCTAAAGATGCGTCTTAATACGGGTATTGAAGAAGAACGTGCCCGGGATTTGTTCTATGCTCTCTGGACACCTGATTTATTTATGCGTCGTGTAGAAGAAGATGGCGACTGGACGTTAATGTGTCCGGATAAATGTCCGGGTTTGTATCTGAAATATGGTAAAGAGTTTGAAGAACTATATACTCAGTATGAAAGGGAAGGACGAGGTAATAAGGTTGTAAAAGCCCGTTATATTTGGGAATTATTTTTACAAGCCCAGATAGAAACGGGTATGCCATATTTAGGATTTAAGGATGCTATAAATGAAAAAAATAATCAAAAGAATCTAGGAACAATTCAGTGTAGTAATTTATGTCATGAAATTTGTGAATTTACTTCAAAAGATGAAATAGCTGTTTGCAATCTTGCTAGTATTGCATTACCAAAATTCTTAGATACTAATAAAGATGGTAATCTAGAATTTAATTATGAAAAAATGCGTGATGTAGTAAAACAAGTTGTTAAAAATCTAAATAAAGTTATTGATTATAACTATTACCCAGTCAAAGAAGCTGAATACAGTAATCGAAAAAATCGCCCACAAGGTATAGGAATACAGGGACTTGCAGATACATTTGCAATGTTAAAAATTGCATTTGATTCTGAAGAAGCAAGAAAGCTAAATCGTTTAATATTTGAAAATATGTATTATGCTGCTCTAGAATCAAGTATGGAACTATCACGAAAAAGAAAGAAGTACGTGCAAGAATATAAACGTTTAGTAAAATTAGGTTCTAATGGAAACGGCGAATTATCTGAAGAAGATAAAAAACGAATTCTAGAATTAAAAACAAATTATTTCATTATTGATGAAGAATTAAAATTACCTAATCAATATGCCGGTGCATACTCTAGTTTTGTAGGTTCCCCTATTTCCGAAGGTAAACTGCAATTTGATATGTGGGGTGTAGAACCTAGTGAATGTATGCTAGAATTATGGAATAATTTACGGGCAGATATTCAAAAGCACGGGGTTCGTAATTCATTATTGATTGCAATAATGCCGACAGCTTCAACTTCCCAGGTTTTATCATATAATGAGTGTATAGAGCCATTTACAAATAATATTTATACCAGAAAAACTTTAGCAGGAACATTTGTAATTGTTAATAAATATTTAATCAATGATTTACTAGAGTTGGGATTATGGACACCTGCAATGAAAGATAAGATTATCCTTGCGGATGGTTCAGTCCAAGGCATTGCCGAAATTCCACAAGATATCCGCAACCGTTATAAAACAGTTTGGGAATTAAAACAAAAAGTTTTGGTGGATTTATCGGCAGACCGGGCACCTTTTGTTTGCCAGACTCAGAGCCTAAATATCTTTATCAAGGCACCTACCTTTAAGACTCTTTCATCCCTTCATTTTTATAGTTGGAAGTTGGGAGTGAAGACTGGTATATATTATTTGCGTAGTCAAGCTAAGACATCCGCGCAAAAATTTAGTGTGGATTTGGAAAAAGTTTCCAATACAGATTCTAAACGTCAAGAAAAGGTAGAGCCAGAGGAGAAGAAGAATGCAATTGTTGTTGCTACGGTTAAAGAAGAGCCTGAGTGTTTAATGTGTTCTTCGTAGAAGTAAATTATTTGTTCTAGTAAGTATATTTTTTGTATTTTTTATTGTTATATTTGTTATATTTGTTATTCTATTAGGCATATCCGGTAATAAATGAGCGTGCATTTATCTATATACCTAATCGACCCTATTTAA